TTATACTAACTTTTCTCTGTTTAATATCTTTTGGATTGATAATCGTAACGTTTTGATTATCAGGAAACTTCACTTCTTTTTGTTCAGGGAAGTTTATTACTTCAACTTCTTTCTGCTTGAGGTCTTCAGTATTTTCAATAATCACATTCTTATTTGTATTGACAACTTTAACATCTTGCACTTCAGGGAATTCAACTTCCTTCTGTTTGGGAAACTGGATGTCTTTCAGATTGTTGACACTAACCTCATCAAACTCAATATCCTTTAAATTATTAACAGTCATATTATCGGGAACATTAACAATAGGCGGTTTCTGTTCTATCGCCTTTTCAAACTTCTCTTTTAATTCTTCCTTGAGTTCCTTAATTTCTTTTACAAAAGCAGTATCCGACTTAGTATCAGAAAGTAGCTGATTTGTCTCCTTTTGCAGTTCAGCTATTTCCTTTAACTTTATTAGTGTCGGATCTTTCTTTAGAAACTCTTGGAGCTTTTCCTTCGCTCTTTCCAGTTGCTCCCTTCTTTCGGGAGTTAGTTGGTTCATTGAGTTCCTTTTCTATATCTTTTAATAACTTCTCGCCTTCTTCTTTAGTATTATCCTTTTTGGGTGGAGTGGGTTCTTTCTTTACCTTTTTAGGCTTTATAACCTTGGGTTTGGCTTTGGGCTGAGACCTCTTAACCTTAAATGGTGTTATACCCTTCATTAAGACTACTGGTATTACAATGCAGCGGCAGTTACTACCCCATATAACCCTTCCATTTCTGCGAGTAAGTAATGTATGATTCTTATCAACTTCAACATCATAAACATAATCATTATAATCAATAGTTTTTGTTTGGATATTCTTTAACATCTTATACTTAGAGGTCAATTCTCTGATTATCCAAATATCGTGATTTATTGTATATGTGCCATTCTTGAAAATTTGTTTAATGCCTTTTTTCTTTTCAAAACCATAAGATACAGCCTTTCCTGATTTAATTATCATCTCACCCAAATCATCAGCTAATCTTTTAGAACTTGTAAAGTAGGTAATTGAATCTTCAAAATTACCACCTTTCCAGTTTTTAGCTTTCTTAATAGAACCATCCCCCATTCTGAAAGCATCTAAGAATACTCTTAAATATATTGGGCTTAGCATTTTTATTCTTTCATCTACAAACTTTTCAAAGCTCTTGCCGTGTCTCAATAAATCCTCAGCAACAGATTGGTCAAAAATCCAAATCTTATCTTTTCCTAAGCAAACCTTGTCAAATCCCATCTTCACAATATCGTCATACATTTCTTGCAGATATTTTTCTTGAGCAATACTTATTTGGTATCCCTTTGGCTTTCGTTTACTAGTAGAACCTTCAGATAAATAATAGCCCATAAATTTGCAGTAATCTTCTGTTTTAATATCCTTATTACCTAATTTTATCGTAGTTGGAGAATTACCAACCCATTCTGACGAAGTGTAGAATCTAAATTCTTCTTTAGGTAAATCTTTAATAGAATCATAAAATTTTGGCTCTATCGTTCTTGGTTTCGCTTCGTGGTCAACTCTTTTATATCCGAAGTAAGGATGATTTTCCGAAACAAGCATATCAAAAGAATGTTGTTTATTGGATAGACTAACTGCCTTATCTTCTTTTTGTTTTATGGTTTCAGTTACTGTACCGAATTCCATATTTTTAGTTTTAGGATTTAGTGTCCAGACACTTTCACCTTTTTTAACATCTTTTATTGGTTTCCAACCTTCATTCACAGTTAATAGTTCGGTGTCTTTTGAATAACATTGAGAATGAAGTGGGGGATGTTGGATAGAGGTATAATCAACATTTAAAGTTCCGCCATCATCGCCCCTGAAAGTATCACCAAATTTGAAATAATTCTTTTTTAATTCAACTATCTTTCCGTCCAGCGGTGCACACCATTCACAAGTTCTTTCATCTAAAGCAGTAACCCATTGTTTGCCTTCAACCACACCGCTTTGCTCATAAGCATCAAGAGTAGCAAAGCCTGTTGCTCTTGATACTTCAGTTCTTGCTATATTGTCAGCTTGATAGCGATACAATCTTCCATAAGTATTAGTGACTCTTTTGCTTAATTCTCTTGTGCCTTCACCTTTACCTAATCCAATTGCAAGTTGTTTTCTCACTCTATTGAAAGAAGTTTTAGTCATTGTTTTTGAAAGTCGTGTAGTATTCTTATTTAAATATTGTCTTGCTGCTTCTAATACATCGTAAGTTCCAGCAGTTCCCAGTAATTCTAAAGCTTCAGTTCCCTGTTCTCTTATTACTGATTCAAATACAGGCAATAGCAACGAAATAGAAGCATTTACATATTTATCTTTATCAAACATATAATCACTAGCAGATTTTTCTGCAGCTTTCATTGGTTTTCTTATTAAAAACTTAGTTCCTTTATTCCTTATGTTTCTTAGAACCTCTTTTTCTTGCTCTTCATATAGACCCCTAACCTTGCGTTTGACTTCTAATTCATAACCATCAGAAGTCTTTATTTGATTTCTCCAGAATGCTTCCTTAATATCTTTTGGAATAGGAGCTTTATAGTTAGCTGGTGTTCTATCCTTGTATTTTGGTGGCTTAATTAATCTTTGTTTCTTTTTCATATAAAACTTAGTAGCAATCTTTTCAGCAAACTCTTGAAACTTCCTGTCTAATTGTTTTAGTCTGCTATTGCGATGTTTAAGTCTTGTAATCTGGTCGGAGAATTTCTTTAACTTCATTTTTCTATAAGCTTCTTTAGGATTTTTAAGTCTTAATCTTCTCCAAGCTATTTGCTTGCCCTCTTCAACATTCTCCTCGGCATTATCCTCCATATCACCTTCAGTAGTTTCCTCATCTGGAGTTTCTTCTGGTGTTTCTGGTTCTTCTTCTGGCATTCCACCACTCATCATCGGAGCTAAGTTAAATGGTTGCCATATCTCATCTCCACCTTCAAGTTCTGGTAAGTCTTCTTCTGCTCTAATTTCGTTCTTGGTCTTCCATCTATCAACTTCTAGGGCGTGTTTTTTAGTTATTGCTTCATCATCTTCTTTAACTGGGTCTTCAAAGCTCAAAAACATACTCCCTGTATCATCAAATAACGGCACAAAGAATTCATTCAAATATTCAACTATTCTATTCATTCTTGGTTTAGTGCTATTCTTAGAGAATATATAAATTGAAGCTTCAGCATTAGCTCTATTAACATCATCTGTAATTCCGAGAGCTGTTTTGTTTGTGCCGAACATTGTCATTAATTTATCTCGTAAAAATGTTTGTTGATTTAAAAAGTCCATATCCTTTTGAGACGCTTGAAGTGTTTTTAATTCTACTCCCTGTTCTAAAATAGCAGTCTTGAAAGCATTAGCTCCGCCACGATGTCTACTATCAAAAGCTTCTCTTAGTCTTCGCCAAGTAGAATCATTTAATTTTTGTTCAGTCGTAAGCACCGATAAAGGAACAGCCGCATTTTTAAAGAAGTTCAAATTGTAGAGTTCTGATTGTGTCATTGTATCAATAGACCTAACCGCCGCTTCAACCACCCCAAGTCCTCGCCATTGATTATTAGGATTATAAGTCTTGATATAAATGATTTCTTCTGGTTTATAGGTTATCTTTTTAACACCACCTTTTTCATCCTTTACTATATATTCATATTCAATAATCATTTCTGTTCCATCAGCAGTCCTGCCAATAATAGGCGTTAGATTGACTGGATTGAGGGGGTAGAGTTCAGTCTCTTCGCTTCCACCCATTTTAACCCAGATAGGGGCTTCACCAGTCAATAAAAGATTAGCCTGTAAGGTATAGATAAAATCAGTCTTAGGCATTTGATTATTCACTCTATACAAAGTTTCAAGGATTGGACTCTCGTCAGTAACCTCTTCAACATCTTCGCCTTCATATTGATAGAGTTTAAATTCAATAGCCGATACAGCATTAGCAACAGCGTTGACATTAGCATAAACCCAAGATGAGAACTGCTCCATATACTTTGAAAGGTCTTTAGTAGTTCCCCAATCACCCAAAGTAATGGCAGTCCATTCTCTGTCATCCCAGCTTTTACTCTTTTGGTCTACTTTAGAATTGATTCTTTCAGCAATACCATCTGCTAAATCTTCAAAAGTTTTATTTAGATCTTTTTCCATTTTACTCCTTATAAAAAAACCCACGATTAAGTGGGTCTCAAAGAACCTCAAGTTATTGTGCGACATATATATTGTTATACAATTATATCTTATCAGCTAATAATCTTTTTGTCAAGTCTTTTATATAAATCTTATGTTAGGTTCAGGCTGATTAATGTGACTATGAATTGCATATCTTGTAGCATCTAACAAATGATCGTTATCCTTTATTGGCTCATCTAATGATTTATTATCCTTTTGTCGCCAGCTATATGTTTTTATTTCTTTTAGTAGATTAATAGAATCTTTAGTGATAAATATCCTTCGGCTTCTTAAAGTATCTATTCCCTTTTTAACATCTTTATCTGATTGTTGAACATTGAAACCTGCTTGGTTAATCTCTTCTATTCTTTGTGGTTCAGCAATATCAGCGTATATGTAATCATTTGTGTCAACTAATTGTTTCAATCTCTCAATCAACTGAGAATTAGTAAGATGAGATTCATATAATAACTCTTGTAAATAAATGTCCTTATCTTTGATGGTTATTTTAACTAACGCTGTTGGATTATTAAATCCGAAGTCCAAACCATATATTACTTCATCACCTTCTGGTATAACATCTGTATAATCCCAGTTCTTATAAATCGTTGCTTCAGAAGATCCTCGTTCTCCTAATCCATAAATACGCCAATAATTCTCATCAACCGCTTTTAATCTTTCAATCTCTTTTACAACATTCGGTTCAAGAAACGGATTATCTTTATAGGTAGATTTAAGAAATGCAACATCATCTCTTGTCAATATATCGTCATATATCCAGTGAAATTCCATTGATGGATTAAAATCCATAAATATCTGTATATCAGTTCTCAAGTTCAATTGTCTAAAATCCTCATAAGAGAATTCATTGGTTTCATTCATCCACAAGTATTGACGCTTCCTGCCTCTTATCTTTTGTGGTTGGTCAACAGAAACAAACTCTATCTCATTACTACTATACTTGTAGGTCAACTCGGTCTTGTTGTGTTTGTCCTCTGTATAAAGGTTCTGCTCTTGCATAATCTCAAAAAAATCTCTATAAGCTGAAGCCTTTAATGAAGGAAGTGTCTTTCTGCATACCGTTAAAAGTGTATTCTTGTGTGTTGTTAGAATTATTAAAAAGAGCTGTGCTAAAGACCAAGTCTTGCCCGAACCTCTACCACCTTGATTAACAACAAGTCTTGTTTTCTTTTGGTATTCAGCATAGTTCCTTTCAAATAGATCAGTTGCCTTCAGGTTTAGGTTCATCTTTTGCCTTGACTATTTTTACTTCTACACTTTCTACATTATCATCAAATCCGTGTTCTTGTCTTTCAACTAATTTACCTTTTAACTGAAAGAATAATCGTCTATCAGCAGAACCATCTTTACCACCCTTTGCATTTTCAATCACCGCTCGCCAAATCTCTGCTTCTTCACCGTCAGTATATTCCTCTATCAAACCATCAACCAAATCCTTAAAACCTTCCAGTTTATCCCATCTCCTTAATGTTTTATCGGTAATATTAATAGTTTTAGCAAATTCTTCTTTTGTTTCTTCTCTGTA